TACCAGAAGGTTGAGGATTGGATGAAAAGGTATGAGGCTGCGCCCTACCACGAACGCCAAGAGATGGACATCGAGCCTTTCATAGCCACCCTCAAAGACAACTTCAGAAATATGGTGGGCGACAATCCCAAGCTGCTAGCCGGGGCAATGACCCGCATCGGCAAGTGGAGTACAGAAACCCGTAACGAACTCAATAAAAAGACAGGGTTACTGGACGAAGCAGACAAGACTAACACCGCTTCTAAAAACCTGCTTACGCACCTGAAAGACAGTCTCCAATACAATGTTATGGCTGTGGGCGTTGAGGGTGAGGACGGTCCGAATATGTCTTACCAAGATTGGGCAGAGACAGTACCGGACCAGATCGAAGTCTTTTTCCAGTCGTACTCCCGCAACGTGAATTGGTCTAGAGCTAACATCACCAAGGCTAAGTTCGCTGTTATTGAAGACCTGCTTATTGACGCTCAGACAAAAGGCGGTCCTCAAGAAAAGCTGTTGGCACTGGACATAGCCGAAAAGATACTGATGGCTAAACCCAACGATCAACTCCCTAACATGCTGAAGAACAACGGCCTGTATAATACTGAAACTGGAGGTCAGACATCAGTTAGAAACGAGGCTCAGAACAAGCTTACACAAATACAGAAACTTCGAAACGGCCTGCAAGAGGGTATTAACCTTGATGCTGTTAAGCAACAATTCAGGGATGCGGTACTAAGCACAGGCACTGAAGTTCCTCGTATTCTTGTAGGCCAAGAAAACAGCGACATTCAGGGAACTGGGAAAAGCCGTAGCTACTTTATAAACGACGCTATCCAAAACGCTGTTAACGAGTACAAATCTAGGTTTGGAGACGACACACCTCAGTATTTTACCGCGATCTCTAATCTGGCAGAGCGTTTCAATAACATCCCTAACATGCCTCAGATCAATGAGCTTCAGACCCAGATACAGGAAGCTACAATGGGTATCAAAGAGGCCGTAAAGCAGTTCAAAGAAACTGGCGCTAAAGACCAGTTCACTACCGATAAAATGACCCAGATAAACCAAGCTTATAAGTTCTACCATGCTTTGAAGACGGCTGGGAAGACGGGCGTAATGAATCGATACTTCCCGGACAACAGCGACACCCGCCGGATGTTCGAGACTCTGGACAGCTACCAGCAAACAGGCATGACAAGCGGTGGTCAGGTAACAAAGATAGAACCCGAAACCGTAGCAGCAGCAACGGCTGCACTATCCAACCCAGCCGCAAGACTGACAAACGAAGACCTCGCTATGTACAGGACTGAGATTGTCGAAGACCTTGATGGGTGGTGGTCTGATTGGCTAGGCATAGGGAACAAAGACTTAGACGAAGCATCTCTTAGCCCCCAGCAACGAGGGTTCTTAAACAGGCGGATTGAAATGTCATATCGTCGCCTGTCTGCGCGTCAGTTTGGTAGCGCATCAGAGCTAGCGTCGGCAATAGCAGATGATGTCCTCCGTGACACCACAGTACTCTTCTTAGACCCTAAAGGTCTTTTCAACAGTAAAGAGGTGTTTATACAGGCTAGTAAAGGACACCCTCTTCACCACGATCATCCTTACAGAGACAAAGCTCAGGACGCTGTGAATGAGTTGATTAACGGCTTATCTGATGATTATTTGAAAAAAGAGTTTTTAGACAGGGATGACATAGGTATCGCTCAGGTTCCTGATGACCCTACTCTTTTCTTCTTACAGGACTCTTCCGGTAAAGCTATTCCACATCCCGATAACCCAAACGCAAACGTGATATTCAGGATAGACGGTACAGGTTTGTTGCAACGCGAAATTAGGAGCTTGTTACAGAAATAATGGCTAGCGCAGTCGATAATCTCACTGAAGAGCCTACGTTCGACAACAAAGACAACAAGCCTACAGACGCAGATGTAAACGCTGCGTTCATGCAGCCGGTCCCTACACAGCAACAAAGGCTGGCAGAAGCTGTAGCCCCACGGCCAGAAATAGAGCCTACGATAGACGAAACGCCTTGGCATTTGATGGGGCGTATTGCGGAAGAAGATTGGGCGCTGCAAAACCTAGCAAGGTACTTAGGTCGCGAAGATCACCTGCCTGACCCCAACTTCGTCATCACCCCGGAAATGTACGAAAAGGCGTCGTCTGACGGGGTACGGCTAACAAACCTCGATGAGCTACAGAGTTCCGTCAGTCAGGCTGAGTGGGACGAAACTGTTGCCCACATTCTGCAAGAGCAGGAACTCGATGACGAGATAGCCAAGTACGGCTGGCGCGGCGCAGGTCTACGTATAGGTACGAGCTTCATGGACCCCGGTGTCTGGGGCCTTGCCGTTGCTACTGGCGGTCTTGGGTTGTTTGGCAAAGCTGCACAGGTTGGCCGCGCTGCGTACATGGCAAGGTTCGCTGGAGTTACCACAGCGGAAGCTGCCCTTATAGAAGCCGCCATGATGTCCGATAAGGTTACATGGGAGACAGAGGACTCCTTAGCATCAGTAGCCATGTCCTTTGGCGTCGGCGCTAGCATGGGGGCGCTCTTCTCGCGGCCAATGCGTAACCTTGAAAAGAACCTAGAAGCTAGGGCTTTCGAAGACGCTGCGGAAAAGTCTGGGGTTGTTCTGTCCCCGTCAGCAAGGACAAAGCTTGAAGGGGAACGGGAGCTAGTCAATTACGACCCTCTGGCCCCTAACAGCGACATAGCCCCTGCGGCCATGACGCATATGACAGTTAAGGTTCCGTTCGGACCCTCGTACAAAATACCAATCCGGTTCGACATGATGGCGGCGATTACAACCTCTCCCGTCGAATCCATACGAAAACTTAGCAACATTGCTCAGAACGTGGTCGGCGATACCAGAGGCGGTAAAATCATTCCTATGTCAGCGACTGAAGCTGGCACTGTTATGTACCGCAGGTACTCTACAGAGTTCATGCAGGTCCACTTCAAAGCTTTGAAAGAGTTTCGCAAAGAGCTTTCTACAGGGTCGAATGGCAAGATTACATCTGAAGTATTTGACGAGTTAGTAGAACGCGCAGTCCGTAGAGACGACGCCTTTATAGAAAATATCCCTGACCTGTCCGCTGCACAGAAAGCCGCTGTTCGCCGCGCAAGGGACGCATACAGGCAGGTCATGTCAAAGATGGTCCGCGAAATGCAAGCTGCCGGTGTAAAGGACGCTGACAAGATTGCAGAAAATGCGTTTTACGTTCCCCGTCGCATACGGCCTTCTGTTATTAGGCAGTGGAAAGAAACTCTCGGAGAAGATGGGGTAGTAGATTTTATCGCTTCAGCGTACAGGTCTGGTTCAAAGCAGCCAATTACGCGGGCGCAAGCACAAGCTATTGCCCGTACTTACATGCAGAACATCCTGCGTTACGACGGCGGATGGGAGCGTGTTAGCGGTGGTATTACACAGGCACAGCTAGATGACCTCAAACGGTTCTTAGGCTCTAACGACAAGGTAGCTAACAAAGACATCGAAATAATTGAAAAGATGTTAGCGCCGGGGGCTAAGGGCAGCGGTTCAAACCTGTCTCGTAGGCTGGACCTAGACGAAACATTTGAACTGAACGGATACAGGATGGAGGACCTGTTCGAGAGCAACGCGGCTGCGGGCATGGATCAGTACCTTCGTGTGATGACAGGAAGAGTACAAGCAGCAAAACTGCTAGGTGTCCGTTCAGACGAAGACTTTGAACAGCTTATGCGTAATGCCGCGCAAGAAGCTGCCGCCCTGCCCCAAAACCAACAGGCAAGAGCGCAACGCGACATTAGAAAAGCTAGGGTTTTGTATCGTCACTTAACAGGCAAACCTATGGATGAGCGTGTAGGCTTACCGGGTAATAGCCTAGAAGACACAGCTTTCCGCCTTATCCAAGACTACAACTACATGCGGGTTATGAACCAAGTCGGTTTCGCTCAGTTTGCAGAAGTAGGTAACACATTAGCGTTTGCGGGGTGGCGGGCGACCCTTCGGTCAGTTCCTGCACTGCGTAGGATGATCCGTGATATTGAAACAGGGCAGATACAAAACAACGACATCATCCGTGATTTAGAGGCTATGAACGGCATCGGGGCAGAGTACATCCGTTACCAAACAGTTGCCTCTAGGTACACAGGAGCGTCCGAAGAAGTTCTTGGTCATCATATGTCGGACAGGCAACGAAAGGTTCTTGACCTAGCCACCAGAGGTAAGCGCGTCACGTCTCTGTACTCTGGAATGACGCCTATAACTACCGGCCTGCAAAGGCTGTCAGCCAGCGCGTTTATTCAAAAAATGGCTTCGATACAAAGTAAAGCCCTAAAAGAAAAGGACTATATAAGGTTCAGAGAACTAGGATGGACTGACGAAACAACAAACGCAATCAGGGACCAGTTAAAGAAGGCAACGTACACAGACAACGGTCGGATATCCCAACTGAACATGGATCAGTGGGACCCTAAAGTGCGGGAAGACTTTGCGAACGGGCTGTCTCGGTGGACGTACAGGGTTATTCAAGAGAACGACCCCGGCTCTTTAGGCTACTTTATGACCCAAAGAGTTGGGAAGATTATAACGCAGTTTAGAACTTTCATGCTGGTCGCTCATGCCAAGCAGTTCTTACACGGCGTACAGCGTGTTAAATACGGGGACTTACAGGTAGCTAACGCTTTCATGTTCTCCACTTTTGTAGGTGGGCTTGCATACGTCGCTCAGTCCCAGATTAAAACTATTGGCGATCCAAACAGAGACAAACTCTTACACGACCCAGACAAGGGTTACTTAGCTCCAGAAAACATTGCTAAGTCTGCGTTCCAAAGGTCTGCATACTCCGCGCTTATACCAGCCGGAGTAGATACATTAAGTCATCTTCTTGGTTACGACCCTGTCTTTGCGTATGGGAGAAGCACGGGCCTAGCGTCTGATGCGCTTTTAGGAAACCCAACAGTCGATACTATCGACCGCTTCTATAACCTCCCCGGCAACATAATCGAGGGCGACTTCGGAGAAGCAGCAAAGTCTCTGCCCTTCCAGAACGCCCTCGGTATCACCAACTTCTTCCGCTCTCTGGACGAAGCCGACTAAAGTAACTTTAGCCCACCCAACAAAGGAAACCTTAAATGTCGTTTGCGCTCACTAGGACAACTGGTGACGGCAGTACCGCTACGTTCAACGTGCCGTTTAGCTACAGAGCTACGGCTGACGTGGTGGTTAAGGTGGCTGGCGTAACAAAGACGATTACGACCCACTACACCTTCCCGACTGCTTCAACCATTCAATTTACCGCAGGTAACATCCCTGCCAACGGAGCAGTTGTAGAGATTCGAAGGGCTACTAGCCACAACGCTAGATTGGTCGACTATGTAGCGGGCGCAACGCTTACAGAAACTGACCTCGACACTGACTCAACGCAAGCGTTTTTCATATCTCAAGAAGCTATCGACTACGCTACCGACACTATCGCTCTAAACGCGAACGATAAGTTCGACGCTCTTAACAAACAGGTGCAGAACCTAGCAGACCCCACTCTCGCACAGGATGCCGTCACCAAGAACTATCTAGAAAGCACCTTCCTTACCCCCTCAACAACTAACAACATCAACGCCCTCGCTCCCTACGCTACGCAAATAGGGTTGCTAGGAACCGCTGACGCTATAGCCGACATGAACACACTCGGCACGGCTGACGTAGTTGCAGACATGAATACTCTTGCAACAGCGGATGTCGTTGCCGACATGAACACTCTAGGCACTGCGGATGTAGTGGCAGATATGAACACCTTAGCATCTGCCGACATCGTAGCTGACATGGCTTTGCTTGCGTCGGCTGATGTTATTGCTGACATGAACCTTCTGGCTACGTCCGATGTCATCAGTGACATGAACACTCTAGCCACCGCTGACGTAGTCGCAGATATGAACACATTAGGCACGGCTGATGTCGTTGCCGACATGAACACGCTAGGCACGGCAGACGTTGTGGCTGACATGAATACGCTTGGTACAGCGTCTAACGTAACCAACATGTCCACCGTCGCTACCAACATCGGTAACGTCAATACCGTCGCCTCCAACATATCAGACATTAGCGCCGCGTCTCAGGCTGCGGGGTTGCAAACAGTCGATAACTTCAACGGCGACAGTTCGACAACTGCGTTCACTCTAAGTGCCAACCCCGGCGGCGAGAATAATACGGC